CCAAATGAAGTTCCTGATCTTTATCAAGCATTCTATAGTAATACAGAACTATTTGAAGAACTATATGTGAAATACGAAAAGCAATCAGGCTTGCGTAAGAAGTCAATGAGTGCTGAAGAAGTATTCAAGTCTGGCATACTAAAAGAACGTACAGATACAGGACGTATCTATCTAGTGTTCATTGACAATGTAATGAAACAAGGACCATTTGATCCTGAGTATCATACAATTTACCAGAGTAACTTATGCTGTGAAATTCTTTTACCTACTAAATCCTTTAAACGTTTGGATGACAGCGATGGTCGTATCGCTCTTTGCACATTGGGCTCAATCAATTGGGGTTCGTTCCGTAATCCAGAAGATATGCGCCGTGCTTGTCGCATATTGCATCGTAGCCTCAATAACATTCTTGACTATCAAGACTTTCTATCCATTCAATCTAAATTATCAAACGATGAAATCAGACCTCTTGGAATTGGAGTCACTAATCTTGCCTACTGGCACGCCAAACGTGGATTCAAGTACGGAGAAAAAGATTCCTTGGCTGAAGTCAAGACGTGGATGGAACACTTATCCTTCTACTTAACTGAAGCTAGTGTTGAACTTGCTAAGGAACGTGGCAAGTGCGAAGGTAGTGATAGAACACGTTATGGACAAGGTGTATTCCCTTGGGAACTACGTGCTAATGGTGTTAATGAATTAACTAACTTTGCTCCCGAACTTGATTGGGAATCATTACGTACTAATATGAAAGAGTATGGCGTCCGTAATGCTACACAAATGGCCGTGGCTCCTGTAGAATCTAGTTCAGTGGTTATTAACAGTACAAATGGTATTGAAATGCCAATGAGTTTGATATCAGTAAAAGAAAGTAAGGCTGGAAGTTTTGTACAAGTTGTTCCCGAATATCATAAGTTGAAAAACAAATATCAAATGATGTGGGAGCAAAAAGACTGTGATGGTTACTTAAAGACAGCGGCAGTGATTGCGGCTTATGTTGACCAAAGCATAAGTACTAATACGTTTTATAATCCTGCACACTTTGCTGATAGAAAAGTTCCTACAACATTGATTGCTAAGAACTTGATGCAAAGTCATTACTGGGGATTAAAGACTTTCTACTATAGCTTGATTAATAAAGCGGGTAGTAAGAGCCAAGATGAAACTGTATTAGATTTGCCAAGTGGCTTTAATGATATGGATGAAGAAGATTGCGAAGCTTGTAAGCTTTAAGGAAAACAATGTCAAAACAACAATACAATTTAAACACACGCACAGATTATTTGAACAGAAAAATGTTTTTGGACCCGGAAGGTCCCGTAACCATTCAACGATTTGAAGAAGTAAAATATAAAAAGATTGCAGACTTTGAAACAACAGCACGTGGTTTCTTTTGGGTGCCCGAAGAAGTCAGTCTAACTAAAGATGCAAATGACTTTAAAGAAGCAAGTGATGCAGTTAAGCACATCTTTACTAGCAACCTATTGAGGCAAACAGCATTAGATAGTTTACAAGGACGTGCACCAAGCCAAGTGTTTACACCTGTAGTATCACTGCCTGAACTAGAAGCATTGATTTATAATTGGAGCTTCTTTGAGACTAATATTCATAGTCGTAGCTATAGTCACATCATTCGTAACATTTATAATGTTCCTAAAGATGTATTCAACACTATACACGATACAAAAGAGATTGTAGATATGGCAAGTAGTGTAGGCAGATACTATGATGAACTACACAAAGTTAACTGTCGCAAAGAGTTAGGTGAAGATGTGAACGAAAAAGAACACATCAAGGCAATCTATATGGCATTACACGCCAGTTACGCATTGGAAGCATTCCGCTTTATGGTATCATTCGCTACTAGTTTAGCAATGGTTGAGAACAAAATCTTTATTGGTAATGGCAATATTATCAGTTTAATTCTCCAAGATGAGCTTCTCCATAAAGGCTGGACTGCCTACCTTATTAACCAAGTAGTCAAAGAAGATAGCAGATTCGCACAAGTTAAGTCAGAGTGTGAGGCTGAAGTCTATCAACTCTACTTGGATGTTATCCGTGAAGAAAAAGAGTGGGCAGACTACTTGTTTAAGATGGGTCCTGTTATTGGATTGAATGCAACTGTGTTGAAAGACTTTGTTGATTACACTGCTGTATCTGCATTAAAAGAAATTGGTATTAGATATAACAGTCCGGCGCCGAAGACAACACCTATTCCTTGGTTCAACAAACACGTTGATACAAGTAAAAAGCAAACTGCATTACAAGAAAATGAATCAACTAATTATGTAATTGGTGTAATGACTGACAGTATTGAATATGATGAACTCCCCAATATTTAATGTATATCAATTTCCTGAATGGGCAGAAACAATTTCTAAAGAAATTGAAACGGCTAAACAATTAGACCCAGATTGGCATTATGCCAATAATTGGCGTGTAGATGAAAATGGTGTTAGAACAACAGATCCATCTAATACAACAAAGGGAGTATTTGACGATGTTAAATTACATTTTGTTAATAGAAATTTTAACATCTTATATGAAGAAAGTACAATACATTTAGCATTGAATGGTTATGAATATAATCCGTTGTTTACAAAGTCGCTGGAACTATTTGAAATGGCTAGAGAGTTTAACAAAGAGACTGGGCCATTTGGTAGAATGATTGTATGGAACTGTCCACCTGGAAGTAAAATTTCAGCACACGTAGATAATTTACCTTACCAGACAAATGTAACTAGATATATATTTACAGCATCTAAACAAAGTTCACCTGATATATCAGTTGTAATAAACAACAATGAGATATCATTGAATCCGGGTATGATGTTTGCCTTTCACGCAGAGGACCTACATGAGTTTACAAATCATAGCAATGATTACTGGTATTTTTTAGGAATAGATTATTGGATTCCTGAAAAACTTCAGCAATGTGCAGATAAGTATAACATTACAAAAGATACGATAATAGATTATGATAGTACAGTAGGACATACTGCACCAAAAGCCAAATATTGGACAAGACATTAAAAAGGAAAATAAAATGACAGCAATCGTATGGAGTAAGTATCATTGTCCCTATTGCGACCAAGCAAAGGCACTATTAAAAAGTAAAGGTATACAATTTGAAGAACGCAAGATCGGAGATGGATATACCAAAGAAGAATTGCTTGAAGCAATCCCGTCAGCAAGAACAGTACCACAGATCATTTTAGATGGCGTACTAATCGGTGGTTTCACCGAACTTAAACAAAAATTAACAGAAAGTATTTAATGCAAATAGCAATCGAACCAAACACAGTATATACATTTAAACTTAACTCAGGAGAAGAACTCATAGCAAAAGTAATTCAAGCAGGTGGGGACTTCATTATTATAGAAGAACCAGTCTCTATTGCACCTACGCAACAGGGTATGCAAATGATTCCTAGCGTATTTACTGCAAATCCGAAGGGTGAATTCAAGCTAAATACTACTAGTATTGCTCTTTATGCTGAAACTGACGATAGTGTTAGAATGAAGTATTTAGAAGCAACAACTGGTATTAAAGTACCAGATAAGAAAATTGTATTAGGATAATTAATGCCACAGATAAGTAGGATAGGGGATACAAATGAAATGAAAGGTGCCATTATTAATGGTGCTCGCACTGTGTTTGCCAATGGAATATTAGTTGGACAACAAGGTAGCAAACTCACTCCCCACGCACCATTCAAGGGTCCACATAAAAGTGCGATTGTAACAAATGGTAGTCCTACTGTGTTTGCTGATGGCATAGCCGTAGCAAGAGTTGGTTCAGGTAATAGCTGTGGTCATCATATGATACAAGGTAGCCCGGATGTATTTGTCCCATGAGTGATACAGGAAAACAAAGTCCATTAGGTGTTAATAGTGTTAATGCATTATTAAACGTACAGGGTTTACAAATTAACCCTAAGTTTGCTTCATGGGCCGGCTCATCACAAAGCTTTGCTGATTATTCATTTGGTCGTGTATGTCAAGACACTGTGTTGCGGGTTATTACACACGCTATCAATGAGGCTTATAAGGGACATACTGACATAGTAGGTACCGATGGCTGGCCTACACAAAGTGTATAT